TTACGCAGGGCGGCCTGGTACTTCAGGTCTGGTTCCACATGAAACACTTTGCACGGCAGGTTGGGCGCGTACATGAGCAGGTCCACCCACTGGATGCCTTCGGGCTCGCCGACCATCAAGATCCCCTGGCACTGAGCGCGGTACTCACGCGGGCACTCAGAAAGGCCGAGGCATTGGATGTGCCGCTTTGCACCACAGCTTTTTATCTCCAATGCCCCGGCATCCCCCAACATGAGCCCATCTGGGCTCGCTCCCGCACCTAACTCGTCGTTCATTATAAACCCCGCCGTCTCCACGCTGCGGTGCGTTAGCATCGCGTAGTACAGCCTGGCGGCCTCCTCGGAGGCCTTGCCGTTCTCTGTGAACGCGTTCCCGGTGAATGAATCGACCAGCTCGCCGGTCCACAGCTCGGCGGCCAAAGTCCGGGCGTAGTCGTCGCTTTGCTTGGAGGGCTTCATCTCCACTGGGGTGACCAGTTTGCCAAACTCGCTCGCGGTGGGCAGGCCCAAGCGCAGCAGGTGCCACTCGGGCGTTCCTTGTTCAATGTCGTAGCGGATCACCAGTCTGACCAGCCAGATGAAGAACTCGATGCCCGCGTCTTGGCTAGGTATCGGGCGTTCAGGACGCGGCCAACCCACACCCCGGCAGCCGCCAGCGCCCACCAAAAGCCCAGGTCATGGGCCTCGATCAGAATCCAAGCAATGATCAGCGTCATGATTTGTCTCCCAGCCCGGTGGCCGCGAACACGGCACGGTAGATCCCCTCGAACTTGTTCGCAGGGATCAGCTCGATGTCTGCCACCCCGTGCGCCTTGTGCAGCCACTCTTTGGTGTCCTTCACCCACTTCTCGTTGGACGACTTGTCAAATAGCGTATGGAGCCGAGAGATCTGTTCCTGGGACGCGTACTCAACGGTGCCGGCGGCATTCCCGTCGTCGTCATCTCCTGTCGCCAGGTTGAACACCATGAGCGTCAGGTAGCGTCGGGCGTAGCTGAAAGCCGACCCCTGTGCGTGGGTGAGCGTCATGTTCTTCTCTCCCTTGATCCCGGTGTCCACCACTGGCAGGTCTAAGAACTTCTGCTTGGTATGCCCCGCAATGTGGGACACCTCACACTCAATGCGGATGTGCCCCGCCAGCGGGGAATCCACCTGAGAGAAGCTCAGGCTAAAGCCGTGATGGGTGTAGACCGGAGTGATGGCCCTGATGATCCGGTGCAGCTTTGCGTAACTGGATTTCGTGTGCGTGTTCACGTCTGCCGCATGAATCTGGGGCATGTCCTGCTGCGCCTGGCGCATCGCCACGTTATAGGCGTGCTCCTCCTCCCTGTCCCAGATCCGCTCTTGGATGGCGAGCAGCTCGCTCATCTTCGAGGCGTCAACGTCTGGGTTCGTGGCAACCTTGTCGATCAGCTCGACGAGGGCGCTGCGGTCTTCGTTTTGTGGCTCCTCCCTGGGAACGAGTTCCTGGTTTGTTTTTGCGTCTGTCATGCGCTCTCCTCTCTCGGCCACAGCACTTTGGTGACAGAGACTTCAACCGGTAGGCCCTGGATCAACTTGATCACAATCGGACGGTCGCTCTCCAGCCAGCTGTGTACTGTGCCCGGGTTAACGCTTAGTTGTCGGGCGACCTCGCGCTGCCCGTGCTTGCGAATATAGTCCTGTGCCCGGACGTTTTGTGCCCTTGCCAAAATGCTCTCCTTCGTAAAAGTTGGCGAATGGTAACACCCTGTGTTAAGCTTCGCAAACTTTAAGCACCAGGGCAGCACATGAGCTACCTGACCATTGAGGTTCTCGGCGACGGTGTCGTAAGAACGCGTCTCTCAGAGAATCGCTGGGGTGACCCGTGTCAATGCGAAAGCCCTGACTTTCAAGGGGAGGACATCCATCGTGACCAGCGCGTAACCATGAAGGGCGTGGGGCTGGTCCGACTGGTGCTGGGCGACCATGAGGAGCTTTACGACAACGCATAGCACTGCGCCCCGTTGACGGAGAGTCTCGGGGGCGCATATAGTGCAGAACTCGGCGTCGTGGCCGGGCTACAGACTCACAGGAAATCCATAGACCGCACCGAGCGGCGAGATTGTCCCAGAACGTCTTGTAGCGCGCAACGACGTCCGTCACAGGGTGGGAGCGGCAAGGTGACGTTAATCTGCATGCCGGGATGCCTGGGAATATACGGTCTAGCCTATCTCTCAGCATCGACTCTCCGCCTGCTGTGTTACCAAAAGTAACATGGGGGGTCGGGGGGTCTGTGCCCGGGTCACCGGCCAGCCTACCCATCAAGGAAAACAAGGAGGTTAGGGTGAACTTACCCAAAGGTTGGTCCCGTTGGGGCAAGTACGCGATCAAGAACGGAGTTTGGGCCATCAGCTGGGCGAAGGTGGGCGGGAGAACCGTCTGCACCATGACAAAGGGCGGGGAGCTGGTGCCGGGTAACTGGCCAAACGTCACCGAGGCCCTAGAGTATTACGATGCCGTTCAGTCTCTGTATGCGCCCAGACAAGAAGGGCTCTTTAATGGCGAAGAATCTGACCGCCTTAAATCCGAGGGGATGGAGTTGGCCGCCAACGCCCAGCAGGGCGACCTGGCCCTGGCGAGGGAGATCGCGATGGAGATTGCGACCGATGACGCAGATAGGCAGTGTGACTCAGATCGAGTTGGCCGCGTGCTGGAGTCTCGGCATGGGGTGACAACCCTGGGGCCGGCGGCTGGGTCGATATTCGCCGAGAGCCATTGGCAGTTCACCGGCCAGTTCAAGAAGTCGGAGCGAGTAAAGAACCACAGCCGGCTTGTTAGGGTCTGGAGGCTTGTGTGACCGATCTGTTTAACAACGCCCTGGTGCCGGACTGGCTCGACGCCGAGACCTGGGAGGATTTCATCGCCCACCGCAAGGGCATCAAGAAACCCATGACCGATGTCGCGAAGAAGCGACTCATGAGAAAGTTGGCCCGCCTCATGGGCGAAGGCCATGACCCAAACCAGCTACTGGACAGGAGCATCATCAATGGATGGCAGGACGTTTGGCCCGACGAGAGCGCAGGACATAGTGCCGCAGACCTCATCGAACAGCATATCAACGGTGGAGCAAGACTACCGACCGCAGCCGAATTACGGCAGGTCGCCCAACGTGCTCGCCGTGTGGAGCGTGTTAAGGGATAACTACCCGTCAGCGTTCAAGCGAGTAGATTCGCGGGACGCATCCGGGACGTGGGCCGACAACCTTGACGACATCTCCCCGCCGGCAATGGCTCGCGGCCTGGTGGAGCTAAGGAAGTACGGTGAACGCCAGATGCCCAACGCGCCACAATGCCGGGCGATCATCATGGGGCCACAAGCTGCTCAGCGTCAGGTGGTCGAGCCTGACGACGATCCCCGCAGCGTCGGGCATATTTTTACGGACAAACTGCGCGGCTTGACCTGGATGTCCTGGTCCTCCGCCATGGTAAACCGTGGTCACACTTTCACACAGGAGTCCATCAGCGCCGCCGTGAACCTTTCCAAAGAAGTGGTCCGGGAGATCGCCGACACTGTGGACAGAGAGCCCAGCAGCAGAGCACTGGCCGATCAGCTAAAGCGGAGTGGGACCGCAAGTCTGATCGCAGCATTCAACAGAGTGTGCGAGATCCCTGAGAAGATCCGCATGCACAGCTACGAGGACCTCTATGGCAAACCAGCAGATAGTCGTTAACAAGGGGGCTAAAGCGGCAGCCCAGAAGGCAATGGATGAAATAAAGGGGCGCTACCAGGCCGGCAGCCCGTTCGTTGTGCGCTTTGGCGAGCCCAAGGTGCTGCACACGTCAGAGCAGCGCGGCTACTATTGGACCGTGCTCAAGGCCTTCGGGGCCGAGCTAGGGATGAACGCCAAGGAGTCCGAGGCTTTCATCCACAACGAGTGTAAGTGCCGGGCGTTTGGCGTGTCCAAGACTGTCCGGTTTGGGGGGACGGTGCGCGAGGTGCCCAATGCCTCCAGCGCAGACGCGGGCAAGGACGAGTACAGCCGGCTGATCGACGAGCTGATCATTCTGGCGGGAGAGCATGGCTACACCATTCCCCCGCCTGAAAGCGCCTGATGAGCCATGAGAAGCAAGTATCGCAATCGGAAGACTGACGGCTACGACTCCGCGAAGGAGGCCGCTCGCGCCCAGGATTTGAAGCTCTTGGAGAAGGCCGGCGAGATTCGGGACCTGCAGGAACAGGTCCGCATAAACCTGATTGGGCCAGCCGGCCCCCTCAAGCATCGATCCAAGCGATACCCCAACGGGCGGAAAGTGGTCTACGTGGCCGACTTCACGTACTGGGAGGGTGACGCCTTCATCATTGAAGACGTGAAGGGGTTCCGCACCGAAGTCTTCAAGCTGAAGAAGGCGATCCTGGAATCCATGGGGTATAAAATTAGAGAGACCTGAGTTAAGGTCCCGTTCTGCAGTCACGTTAAGTCGTCGAAACTCTCAGCGCGCTAAGGCTTCACTGTGGATGATCTTGTAGCGCAGGGGGTTCCCCTGAAATACGTTGTTTCCTTGCTGGTCGCAATGGCTGGTGGCGTGCTGTGGTATGTCCAGCAGAAGTTCAGCGACAACGAAAAATCTCACGAGACAATTGACCAGAAGGTCGAAAAGGTTGCGGGAGATGTGACCGCCATCAAGGTGGAGACGGCTGAAATGAAGGGGAGGCTCAAGCACATCATACGGTTCCACCGGCCCGACATTCCGCCATGGAAACACGATGTCCACGATTGAGCACGTCAAAAGCAACGCGGTTTCTTACTTGGTCGCCGTGGTGATTCTTCCTTTGGCCGGCGGAGGTTTGGTGGCCTACCTGGATGCCAGGCACGAGCCCATTGGCACCAGCCTAAAGGCC